CGATCATAAACATTTTGTTCTCTCTTTCTATCATACCTCTTTTTATTTTTGACAATTCTCTGTCTATATCTTGTGTCAAGTAATTTTTTTGCCACAGGATTTGGTATTCTTGATATTGGTTTTATTCTATTCATAATATTCCTACATCTATTATAGCACATATAATTAATAGGTGCAACTAATCATATCTTAATATCCTGTATATGTATACCTAAATAGTCTGCCAATAAATATCTTATTTCTGTATAACAGTCATCACATAATAAAAGATTACATGCTCTATTCTCCATATCTTCTGGGTATGCTTTATTTATTTTACATCTTTGACATTTAATTTTTTTACTCATCTGGTTCTCCTGATATAGCACCTATCTTAAAAGGCAATATCTTCGCCGGCTTCTTTGTTTCTTTAACCACAGATATTTTGTCAAGCAATTCTAATGATGCATCAAAATCTACTTTTTCTTCAGTAAAGAAAAATTCTTCCAACTCATTGTACCCACCTATATGTAAAAAGATCTGTGGCACAGTCGTATGGCCGGCATCTTTAAATCTTTTTAACTTTTCAGGTGTGTTTAATAATCTCTCTTCAAAATGTTCTCCGGCAGATCGTAATAAATCTTTTGCTTTATTACAAAACTCACAAGAGTGTTGTGTATATATAATATATTTAATCATCTGCTAAATTCTCCTCTCCTTCTGTAATTTCAGAATCTGAATTACCATACTCATTACCATGATAAGTAAGTATTGCAATAGCACCATCATCTAATGGAATTTTGTGTGTTGTTTCTTCTTCATTAAAATCTATACTTGTTTGAACTTCATAGATAGCATCATGCACTTCATCTCGTGTTAATTTTCTATCACACTCTATAGTATATCTTCGTGTATCTCTTGACCACTCTGCAAATCCATATGTATATTTACTCATAAAAATTCTCCTTCTCTAATTCTTTTCTTAATCTATGGTTAATAATATCTAATAACATACTTGATGCTACTGTATTGTTTGGTGCAGTATCAAATGCAAGATCCGTAACTAATAACTGTACTGCAATAATAGTATTAGGTATAGTTACTTTGTCTTGTATCTCATCAAACATATCATACATTTTATTTGTTACTAATTCTATTTGCTCGGCATCTCCAAGTGGTCGTTTATCTTTTAAATTAACCACCTTTAGTTTTGGTTTAGTTTTTCTTGTCATAATATCTCTCCTCAATATTTTTTAAAGTGTAAGCATATGCTAGTATTTCTTTGAAAGTATATCTTTCAGTAGCATCTATACCTACCAATGCCTCACATAGTTCTTCATACTTTTCTTTGTCAGTCGGTTTTCTCATCTTCATTCTCCTTTTTACCAGAACCATAACAATTTTCACATTCTATTCTACTGTCAATATCGTCATAATTAGCACTTAAATTATAATATCCTTTACCTTCGCAACGATTACATTCTAATTCTTTTATGCTACTCATCATCACTCTCCTCTATGTTAATATCTACTCTATCTTGCATTGAATTATCCACTAAAGTTATTTCTCTTATGTCATCATTAAAATAAACAAACACCGGATAATCCGGATTGCACTCTTTTAATTCAGCTATTAAATCTTTAACAGTCTGTATCATCATCACTCTCCTCTATACTTGTTATATAAAATTCCTCAACAGTAGGTTCAAATAATTTTTCTGCATTATCTTTAGATTCATACTGCCGGCCTCGTTCTTCTGCACTCTTCCTATCTTGAGCATTAATATCTTTACGATAGTAATACACCTTCTTTGCATAGATTGTATATTTAGCCATCTCTATTCTCCTTGATATGTAGATCTCTAGCTTTCTTTGTCATAAAAATATAATAATCATCAGAAAATCCATCTCCACTATTTATAGCAACACAAATTTCTTCAACACTAACTATAAAATTTTTTTTAGTCTTTGCATTATATCCATATAAAATATTACTCATCTTTATTCTCCTCATTGTATATACCTACATCAGATAAACATAGTTCTACTGCATCTAATACCATTATAAATATATTTTGTCCCTCTTCAGTATAACTTGAGTTACCATCTACATCATAAACAATATAGTTATCATAGTCTTTACCTAATTTCATCTGCATAATATTATCTGCTTGTTCAGAAGTATACTCTATGTATTCATCTGCACTTAAATAAACATCATCCATAAATCTACCATTTCTTATTTTAGCCACGTTGAATCTCCTTTTTCCATTTTTGTGATGAAAGCACTTTTGATTCATACTTAACAAACTTTACTTTCATCCTATCGTCTGGGTCTGGATATGGAAAGCCAAAGTGTTCCCATAACTCTGGGAACTCATCTCCATATATCCATGCCCAAGTAGGTTTCTTTTTAGCACTTGTTGGCATCTCTAATCTCCTCATTAATTTTTTGCAATACCACATCTAAATTATTGTTTTTAAGTTCACAAAGTAATTTTATACTATCGTCAGCCACAGAAAAATCTTGTTCTATCCATTCCTTTTCTTGCTCTTTCCAATCTTTAACATCATCATCTGTTCCAAAAGAAATAGTATGTTTGTTATTTTCATAAACTTTTCTAATATATATTTTACTCATAAATACTTCCTATCTGGATTAGTTTGTAATTTTCTATCTATAACTCCATTCTCATACTTATATGCCCATTTACTATTCTTGTCAATATATATTATCCTATCAGAATCTTGTTTATATACTTGCATATCACAACCTAGCATATTCCATAGACTTTGATGTAGTTCCCAATGCTCTCGTGGTGTTAGATGTTTAGTTTGTTGTGTCATCTTTTACTCCTAAATATAACATATATGCTCCAAGTAGTAGACCAATAGCACCAAACACAATTCCGGCATCACTCTCTGTATTAATAATAATATTAAATCCAGACCACCCACATATACCACTTATTAATAACCATACCATTCTCATTTCTTTTCTATCTCCTCTCTTAATCTATCAAGCATAAATGAAATCGCTTGCAGATCCTTTCCTAAATCAAATGACATATAATCTTGTTGTTCCATTTGCTCTATCTTTTCTTCCAACGCATCAAACAACTGGTCTATTTTACTTACTTGTTGTTGTCTTAATTTCATTGTATTCTCCTTTTTTATGTGGTAGTTTTTTCTTTTAGAGTTTAAAAACTACCAAAAACATTACTCGCAATTTAGTTCTTTTTTTTAGTGGAAGAACTAGGGCAACCCTCAACAAACCACATTTATCCCTCTTTCACATCAGCGAAATCAGGAATTACTATAACCTCTGCATCTGTTTCTATCCATACTCTAGCTCCACAGGACAGAGGTTTGTCTGGACTATACACCACCTTACACTCTCCAAGTATCTGCACCTGATGACCGTAGTTATTACTCTTGTATGTCTTTACAGTAATCACAGGTTCTCTCTTATTGTTCTTATGATTGGAACGAATCTTGTGTTGGTTTATGTGTATATATTTTTTCATTATGCTACCTGTTTATTTTCTTCTTCATAAGTTTTAGCAAATTCATTTAACTCTTGCAAGTCTTTTATTTCTTTTTGTAAAAGATCTTGTGTTATTTTATTAATACTATTTACTTCTTTTGTCAACTCTCCTAAAATATTTGATATTGATATAATTCTTTTAGTAAGCTTTTGTAATTCTTCTTCTCTCCTAATTGTGTCTGAACTCAATTTTATTCTCCTTATTATTTAAATATTCTTCTTCACTCTTTGCTGACGAGGACAAGATACTCTGATACTCATCAAAGTATCTTGTTTCGTCCAGAGGCATATTATAACAACTTATTCTAAACTTTGTCAACTCTTTATTTAAACGGCCTATTCTTTTATCCTTCCAACTATACATTCTTTTGTCCAAACTCTGTTCTATCACACCATTTATCTATATAGCCATCAACATAACAGTCTGCTATCTCACAGTCTGGATCGCCGTTGTGAAGTATAATGTTACACCAATCAGTTTTCTCTCCTTCTTTTTCTATATGTACTTCAACAATACCATCTATGCTATGTATATGCTCCATAATATCATCAAAGTTTCTATTCCATCTGCATAAATATTCTCCATCAGAGAGCAAGTCAAATCTCCAACCATCTTTCAATGCAGACTTTACCATTTCTTCAGTAGCAGAATTTATTTTTATACTTGTGCTTTTCCATTTACGCATTTTCATTTTCCTTTAAATATAATTCTCTTAATTGTTCAATTATTTGTAACGCATTAGTAAGTTCTCCAGTATTACCATTGATTGCTTCTGATATAGCAAAGTGTAACCATTCTATTTTTTCATACTTACTCATAGTGTCACCTGAATTCTATCATTTATTTGAATACCATAGCTATCTCTCCACTCATCAGTAGCTTGTATTAATTCTGGTTTTTGTTCCATAATATCCTTAATATAAGTATCTCCCATCTCCCAACTACCATAGGTCATAGGTGTTCTAACTGCAACAAACCACCTAGAGTATTGGTTGGTATCTTCCTTATCTTTTCTTTGATAGGTTTTTAAAACTCTCCATTCCCAACTACCTAGCTTGTAAGTAGCATAAGGATCTTCAACTTTTCTTGATTTTCCAAATAAATTTTTAACCATATTAATCTCCTCTAATCCAAAAATCTTTATTCTTTTCACAATAATCATCTGCTCTTGCTTTTGCTTCTTCTTCTGTATATCCTTTATCTATATAGTTTTGTACTATCTCCTCATATACTTGTTCTTTGCATAACTCATTGTATATATTACTCATTTCTAAACTTCCATTCTAAAGACTGGTAGATATCTTCAATTTGTCTGTAATCAGTGTCAGATAATATTTTGGTATCTAAACTTGCTAACTTACATAAAACATCATGAAACATATCCAAAGTCTTTTTTGTTAAAGGTTCATTTTCTCCTACATATTCTATATTGTTTTTAGCCATAATTTTATTCTCCTACTTTACTCCTACTTTACTCCTACTTTATATATAATTACAATCTATATCTATTATTGGTTTTTCCTATACTCCTAAATTTATATATAAAAAATGATATATAAAAAATGATAGCCAACTTATACACCAAAGTAAAGAAAAAAATATAAATAATTTTATTAAAAATATTTTCATTAATCTTTTAAAAACCCCACTATAAACTTTCTATTGCTTTTACTACACCACTTGCATAGTTCACACGTTATACTTTTATTCTTTTGATTAGGACACATTTTTATTTTATGGCCGTCAGGTGTTGTAGTAACTGGTTTAGATCCGACAATGGTAGCTATCGGCAAGTTATATTTTTTTAACTGATCGGCCTCTTTTAAATTATTAGATGATAAATTAATGGTAAAACCATTTTCATTAGCATATTTAATTTTATTAAAATTTTCTTTTTGTTTTGTTTTATGTGTATAGGTAAAGCCATTTTTACCTTTGTTAGCTTTTACCAATTGCTTTAATAAATTAAAATCTATTGTCTCATTATTGCCAGTATGAGCAAGATCACCTGCTTGATTATGTCTCCATAATTGACCTGTCGGCAACCTTCTTATTTCTTTTATAAAAGAATCATAATCATTATTAAATGGCTTGTCCCATCTTTTGCTAATGCCAGTAGCCACTTCTTGCCAGATCATTCTGGCCTTGCCTCTTTTTGCATAACAAACATTTTTATCTTTTAAAGGACAGCTTGAAGGACAGCTTGACTCCTCGCTTGTAGTAACTGGAATAAAACCAGTTTTTCTATTTTTTGAAATTCTTGTAAATCTTACTTTCATTTTATAACCTTATCATTAATTAAAAGAATAAAGGCCTATAAAATATATAGGCCTTTATAATATTAAAACTTATATCATACTTTTAAGTTTTAACTTTGCTATTATTCTTAATTTTTTCCACACGTTTTTAGTTCTCCACTGGCCAGTTTTTAAACATCTATTTATATTTCTGTTTTTCCAGCGATCGTTTTTTATTGTGTTAAAATTAGTATTCATTTTTTACCTCTTTTTATTGTTAATGATAATAATAGTAGAACATAAAAAAACTATAATGTAAACTTATAAATGCTATTAGTTTTTCCTATAATGTCAATTATTTGACAGTGTCAATTATTTGACTTTTAGATCCTAGAAAGTGTCAATTATTTGACAGTGTCAATTATTTGACTTTTAGATCCTAGAAAGTGTCAATTATTTGACGTTCTTGTTTTGTTCTTTTAGATCATAAAAAAAGAGCTACCAAATATTTGATAGCTCTATAAATTTATTTATTATTTAAAGGTTGAAATAATTATCTTGTCGGCCTCTTTAGGATCTAATTTAAAAATAAGTTTATTTAATTTATCCATTTTTTTCTGTGCCTCATCATGAGACAAGTTTATGGCATAAGCAGGGTTTTCTTTTGTTAGTTTATAATAACCTGAACTATTTTCAAAACATAAAACAATTTCATATTTAAATATATATTTATTTTTTTTCTTATCAAAAGAATCATAACCACTAATACCAAAGGCCTTGCGACTATTCCAATCCTCTTTATTAATAGTGTTTAATTTAGTTTTCATATATTGCCTCTTTATAAATTAATAATAATTTATTGTCCTATATTTTTTTAAAGAATGCAAGTAAAATATTAAATAATATAGTCATAATAATAGACAATAAGGTTTATAAGTAAATATAATAAGGTTTTTGTATTGGTTGCCTTGTCTATACGGATCTATTATAAATGCCTGTATAATAAGTAATTATATAATATATAATCACACACTGGCCAACATCACTAAACTTTATAGACTAGCTAATAAATGAGAATAATTCTCAATAGACCTGTATAAATAAAAGATAGTTTTTTTAGATCTAAATAGTAAGGCCTTGCAAGTGCTAGGGGTACACACAAAAAATACACACTCTTGCTTATATATATATGCAAGTGAGACATATGCACAAAAATCTATGGGTTACTAGACATGAGCCGAGTTTATATAGTATATATATTATTATAAATTATTATTATTATAATTATTATTATTTATTATTATTATTATACTTGACATTATAAAGTATATATGTTATATATATTATATATAATTATATATAACTTATAATATTATATATAAGCATGCTTTTTACTTGCTTTTTATAAAAAACTATGCTATAATTATGATATGGAAGAGGTAATAAAGTTTAAAAAGCACCTGGATAACAACATAAGGTATCATTCTAAACATGATTTCCTTACATTTGTACGTAGATTTGCTCCAACACTAGTTTCAGATTGGCAAATGGGAAGGCATATTGAAGTTATATCCAATAAATTAAAACAATTAGAAGAAGGAACTATAAAAAGGCTGATGGTATTCTTGCCTCCACGTAGTTCCAAGTCTGTTATTTGCTCTAAATTGTTTCCAGCATGGTATATAGGAAGGAATCCACAACATGAGATACTTACAGTCAGTCATAGCGACCAGCTTTCTAGCGATTTTGGCAGGTCTGTCAGAGATATCGTATCGACTAAATCTTTTCAAGACATATTTAAAGGTGTTTCTCTTCGGACAGACGTTAGAGCAGCAGGAAAATGGAAGACAAACAAAAACGGAAGCTACTATGCAGCCGGAGTCAAGAGTCAAATCGCAGGAAGAGGAGCACATATAGCAATTCTTGATGACGTAATGTCAGAAGAAGACTCTTATTCAGAAGCAGGAAGAAGATATATTAAAGAATGGTACCCTGCAGGACTACGAACACGTATTATGCCTAATGGAAGTATCTTAATTATTAATACTCGGTACCATTATGATGATTTATGTGGATGGTTACTAAAACAAGAGTCCGAGTTTTCTACTATCTTACCTTGGGAAGTTATAAGAATTCCTGCATGGCTAGATTCTGCCAGTGCCGAGTTACTACAGTTGCCTGAAGGTAGTAGTTATTTTCCAGAATGGAAGTCTAATGATTCTTTAAGAATAGATGAACAGGAAATACGTTCTA